AGACGTGGGGTGCGGAGGTAGCCGTGTAACCGGGCGCTCCGGCCCCGCCCCCAAGGGTGCTGGGGAAGGGACGGTATCTGATCTCGAGGAAACGGCGGGAACGGGGGGCTGTGTACTTCTGACTGGTTATGAAACCTGCGTCATTAGTGGTTGGGGTGGCTAGGACGTCGAAGGGGGACTTGGCGGTGGGGGGGACTTGAACTAGGAGAGCACAACCTGCCTCACCGGACTTCTGTACTGCAAAGTTTCCACTCAGAGCTGAGTTGAAGCCATATGAGTAGTTACTGCCGGAGAGGGTTGAGGAGCTCGTGTTCTCATAGTTGTAGCCGATCAGGTTGTCTTCGGGTCTGAAGTAGGGCTGACGAGGTGCGGTGTCTTCCTCAATGATGGTCGAGAGGCGCATGTCAAATGTCGCTCGGTCAGCCGGGAGATAAAGTTCATCAGGGAGGGTCTGGAAGCGAGAGGCGTTAACTACATCCGAGGGGCGTGAGGACAAACCGTACAAACGCGAGCCACGTGCAAAAAGATACATGCGGCCTACGTATGAAAGTGCGGACTCCAGCTCAGTAAGCCAGTTGGCATTTCCAAGTTTACCAATTTGCTTGGTATAGATGGTAGTGTCATCCTGGCCGTCGCCTGTGCCGAAGTAGTCGGGGTCAATGCAGAGCACATTGAGGTTGGTGGGTGGGGTGACAGAAGAGTCCCACTGACCGGCTGAGGTTACATCCTGGGGGTACATCTCATATGCGGGAGTGAGCCGACGCGTGAGAGTGCGCAGATTGGTGATTGGTTCACCCATTGCCAGGCGGGCACGGCTTCGGGGGTCAATTCTGTGTACGGGCATGAAGTTCTGGAAGTTGCCTTGTTGCTGCCGCGAGCCATAGAGGATGTCAGGACCAGAAGGGGCGAGGCCTGAGGGGTTAGATTGGAGGACCATATCTGCGAAAAGTTCGCTGAGTATAGTCTCGTCCTCTTCACACTCACATAGGGGGCAATCATCCTCTTGAGTTTGGGCTAGAGCTTCGACTCGGGCTGGCGCAACTGGATAGGGGGCTGCTGTCATGTCTGTTCCATCGTACCACTTGCCTGCAAAGTCAATACGCGATGCTGAGGGTTCCACGGGCTTGTAAAGGCCCAGTACTGGCTCAGCAAAGGTAATGTCTTCACCGCCACCAATCCAATTAAGGACTGAAATTGTATTAGCGGCTGCAGACGGGGCAACGAGTTGATTGAGAACAAAGACCATGATTGCTCCGTTCGAGACCTTTCTAATTCGATCTCGGACTTGAAGTCCAGAAGTCTCACCGTTGCGGAGGGTAGTGTACAGTTGATCGTCCAAGAAAACGTCCAGGTACGGCGAATTGCCTAGATAGGGCACCTCGAAATCAATCTGAGATGAGTCCGTGATGTCCCACACGACTGAGTAGTTATTACCTACATCCTGGATGGAGTAGTTATTAAACGGATCATAGTCGGGCATGTAGGCCAGTACAAGACGTCCAGCATGGAACGGGGTGGCGACTGCTTCCATCTTGAACTTGATAGAGCCCGCCCAGTACTTGAACATTGATGCCACATACGCCAATGGAGTTGGCGCACACGTACCAAATGTGTAAGTACCGGATGAGATCTGTGGTGGTACAACCCCTGGGTGGATAGGGAGTACAGTGATCAGAGCTCCAACTGGTGAGGCAGTTGTCCACTGCCAGGCTCCGACCATAGACAAGTTCGATGCGATGTAAGAGATCTCCATTTCATCAACTGGGTTGGGAAAGTGGTTGGCGGTGTGATCCACTGCATTCTCCGTAGAGTGTGCAAGCTTCACAAGGGGAAGGGGGCCATCTGAGTTGGTCCAAGCTGCTCTGTTGTGGCTGAGCACCTTGGTGGGGGCTGAAACGTCTGGGGGCTTAGAAAATCCGAAGTAAGCTGCCACTTGCGCTCCCAGATGTGCAAAGTGTGCAACTGGAGTAGCTACTGCGGATAGCAAAGGGAAATGACCTAGAGCGTCAGCTACTCTACCTATCTTTGTTAGAGCTGACGAAAACCAATGTTTTTGAGCTGCGCCTTCTTCGTTTGCCTCGAAGCGCATGGGTGCGCCACAGATACGATCTTCTTGCAATTCTGGAATGCTCCGGAGGGCACGGGTGGGGGCGGAAGCATAGGGGGCTTGACAGGGAACACGGGCCTTGGTATTTTCAAACCAGGCTTGGGTAGAGAGGGTGACGGTGGAAGTGGCCGCAGCTGAGTTGAGAGGGGACAGGACGTAGATCAGAAGGGAGCCGGTGTTCATTTGTCCCATAGGTAGATCCCAAGCTGACAGTAGGGATGTGAACGGGATACGTAGTTCCACTGGGCAGGGTTTAGCAGGATCGTACTCAATTCCTGGCAGAGCTGTGAACTGAGACGGGAATCCGTAGATAGCGCGAGCCCCTCGTTGGTTACGGTAGGGTTCAAAACACATCCACAGACGTCCCGCTTGAAGCTGGATGGGGGCTGCTTCAATACGGAAGACCACGTCTGCTGTCAGGAATTGGTTGTTTGAGATCTTAGCCTGCTTGATCCCCGAATTGTTGATGATATCATCAGGGACATTGTAGGCTGCCAAGAGTGTGCCCGTTGCTTGCGAGGTAGACCAAGTGATGTTGTTCAGGAATACCGGGCGACTCATGATCCGATCGATATGCATGGGCTCATCGTCTGGGCCAATCAAGCTAGCATGGGACATTTGGTTGAATGGCGCCATATCGATCTGAGTATCCTCTGCGTCTACGAAGGTGGTGATCCCAATTCCTCTTTCAACAGCGGTGTTGGGTTGGGCATTGTCTGCTGCGCCATATTGGGAGCCGGAGGCTTTAGTGGCATCCTTAATGGCGGCCGCGACTTTCTTGGTGGGATCCTCGACACTAGTGTCAGGAGCTGCGCGGGAAGTGGGGGCTGCTGAAGAGGCCACTTTGGATTGGGGGGTTTGGGTATTTGTTGTTGTAGCATTTGAAGCGGTTGTCTTACGTTGCATTGATACAACCATATTTAGCAACGTACTTAGTTTTTGAAAAATCTAAAGAGAGCACTACTAAAATAGAAACAGTAACTAAAAACTATTAGAGCAAGATCTTTTCTTTAGAAGTGTTTGAACAGATCGCGCAAGGCGTCTGACTGTGAGGGGATGGGCAAATAGCGTCGTCCGTTCGTGCGTTGGTAGATAGCCTTTTGGAGTTTCTCTTGCCACTCTGTGTCGTCTTCGGAGATTGCCAGTTCACGCATTGCAGTCTCGATGTTGTCGACTGTCGCTTGCTCCAGATCTGGACATTTGGTGACCCAATTGCACATTTCCAGAGAACTGGCACGTTCGAGGGGTGCTCGATAAATTCCTGCGATCTTCTTGAATCCGCGTTTGAGAAACTGACATCCTTCAATCGGTCTTGCAACGGATCCAAATTCAGATTTGTCTGCGGCTGTGAAGTTCATCCCGATGGTGCGGAGGGCCTTTCCAATGTTGGCGGTGGTGAAGTCAGGAAAGTCTGGTGAAACTGAGAAGAGTACGTCGTCTCCGTGGGTCACTGTGCGAACATTCTTGAGGAAGGATTGAGCAGTTTCCATTGGGTAGATCGTTTTCCAAGCATAGTAGAAGCAGCAGAGGTTGTCACCGCAGTTGAGGATCGTGGTGCCGAAGAGGCCTGAAGGTAGCACTCCGTTGGTGACG